ACAATACTTTTACTCAATTTCCTTTTTATGTTATCGCACTATTTGTGCGCCGTCAATATAAGTAAAACACTTTAAGTAATATTATTTAGTTTTTCACACATATTGTGCTAATATATGGATGGAGGTATTTTTATGTTCGGTGAAAGATTAAAGCAATTAAGAAAAGAAAATAACATGTTACAAAAAGAACTAGCCGACTTGTTGAATGTCTCTGCTAGTACGATTGGCATGTATGAAAGAAATCAACGCGATCCTGATACAAGTACTTTGCGTTTTCTAGCGGACCACTTTGATGTTAGTGTTGATTACTTGCTTGGTCGGACGAATTATAGACAAGTCTATTCTAGGGTTTTGGAAGAACCAGAGGACTATTTAGAGGGACTTGACTCAGAGCAAATTGAAGCTGTTAAAAATATGATCGATGTATTTAAGAAAAAATAGATGTTGACTTAGGGTAACCCAGATGGGTTACCTTTTCTTATTTTGGTGCGATACGAGAGGGACTCCCTCCGCTCTCTTCGCACGCTCTCAGGCCTAGCTCCCGCCCTTCTTCCACCCTACTCGGGTGGCGGTTACTCGCGTTCGAGTCCTTAGTCCAAAAACCAAAATAAGAATGACCCATCTTTCGATGGGCCATTCTTATTTTGGTGCGGGATGAGGGACTCGAACCCCCAACCAACTGGTTCGAAGCCCGTGACCATCCTATTATTTTACATGGCATAACACCTTAAACCGTTGGAAAAAGCCAACTTACTATATAGATGATACTGGTTTTTCCTGGTTTCTGATGCTATTTTCTTCGTTTTTGACACCTAAAATGACACCTGCTCATGTTTGACACCGACGTGTTTCTTCTATTATATATGTGAATATTATGCATACTACTTCTATTCTGTTCAAATCCATAAAACAAAACATGGCTTCTCTTTTATTTACTTCTATCGAGTCTTTTCTCATTTAACATTAATATTCACTAAATAGTTTTTTAATAACTTATTAGTATAATCGTTATTAACACCTGAAAGGAGATTTAGATATATGAACCCAGACAGAAAGAACTACAGGTCACAAAGCAATAAATCTTCTCAATCAAAGAAAAAGGAGCACTCTAACATCTTCCGGCCTCAAATCCTAGTTGATATCATTGCACTCCTTATTGCACTAAGTAGGTTGTTAACTGAGATACTTAAACACCTTACTTAGCACTTACGAGTTCAGACATGTTACAGCATGTTTGAACTCATCTTTTATTATAGCTTACATATATTAAATAACAAAATTATTAAAATTCCATGAGCGTTTGGTGTATTTTTCCTTAAATATTCATACTTAATTTGCTGACTATATTGAATCTTAAGACCTAGCACTTCTAAACAGTTCTTAACACTCTAATTGCATTTTTGATTTTTTCTAGTTCCTCTATTTCTTTCATACTCATTATCTTATGAGCCTCATTTTTTATAAACTCTTTGCCAACAAATCTGCAAACTGATCTCACTAAGACCTCAGCAAACAAATCTACACTTTTATCTGAGTTAAGATACTCTCGATCTCCAACATTAGTTTTATATCCATGTTCAACTAGAATGAATGGAGGAGCTGTTTCACGTAGAATACCCATATTATCATATGTTCCATCACTTGGATCGGTGTCTGCTTCATCCAGCTTCATAAACCGAATGGGGCACTCTTGATTTTTGAATTCGTCTTCATATATTTCTGCAAACTTTAATCCATTCTTGGATGTGATCCAGTGGTATACAGATAGACCATTTACAGCCTGGTTGCGATGGGCATCCACATGGATTGATACTCCGCATACGCAATCCTTATATATTGGATATCGTTTCACAAGACCAACAGTTTTTTCATTAAAACCCTGAGCTAGAACTGGCAATAATCCATTTTCAACTGCTAAAGGTATGACCACTTCAGCAAGTTTTTGATTCCAGTCATACTCAGAAAGATCTTTAAATGATTTCGGATTGTCTATTCCATGTCCGATATCTAACGCAAATGGTATAAACCCTTTAGCTTTCTTCATTGCTATTCCTCACTTTCTAAAAAAGGGATATCCAATCCAGGTGTGTTTGGATTATTCATAAATCCTAATAGGACACCCATAGTACAGATTCCTTTTGTTATATTCATAATGGCTTCATTATCGACATCAAAACCAACATTTGTTGCAATAAAAATGCCGGCACTAACTACACCGACTATTGTACCAGGATTCTTTAATTTTACCAATATTTTACTCATGCATTTTCCTTTCACACTACTAGACCAATTACAAATCCAACTATAGACGTAATAACTGAAACTACTAATGCAATGCGATATTGCATCAATTCTTGAGCTGGCTGTTCTTTAACCGCTTGGATTTCATTTCTGTTTTCTTCTGATGTCTTTGAGTTAGCAGCCACTTTATCGCTAATGTTACTCATTTGTTCAGCAATAACTCTAACTGTAGCAACAAGTTCCATTAACACAGCGTTTTGCTTTTCTAGATCATCTATTCTATGATGTGCAACTTTCAATGATTCCTTAACCTGAGCAATATCACCGATATGTTGGCACAGATGTTCAGACATTGGTCACCTCCATTCATTTCTCGTAGAACTTTCCTTATGTGCTGGTCACACATTCCTCATCTAAAAATCACTCTTTGAGATGCTGCGTTTTAAACTTACGTTCTTTTGTGATACCGGAACACCCTTTGTTAAATAAATACTCTAACTCTTCTTGTTCTGTAAGGAGAACTGACATCTCATCAAAGTCTAACTCACCTTTGGTTAGTAAAAAATTCATATTTGCAGTCATAAGCCCCTCATTCGATTTTATAAAGAAATCATAATTTTTGGACTCTATATCATCGATAATAGATTGTAAGTCCGACATCTCAGTTATAAATGAAAAATCAGAAGCTTTTTCTGTGAAAATCTCTTCATTAATAACCTCGAAGTAAGTTATGCAAATATCATCATCTAAAACTTGTGTTGTCATATTCAACCCCAAAGTAACTTTCCAGTTACTTCTGGCTAAGTCATCACCAAGAATATCGCCAAGCATGCCTTCTATTTTGATATATCTGTTCATAATTTGCGTATCTCCTTCCTAAACCTTAAGTCCACCTATCCCGCCCATTCCTGTTGTTCCAGGATAATAACTATTTATCACAGCCATGGTATCTGGATTTAGTTCAAACTGTGAGTTAGCAGTGCCCCATATTCGCTGAGAGTAAAATAATCGTTCGTTATTACCACCGATACCGTAACCTGGACCACTGCCAGGTTGATTAAAGTTTTGGTTTATTACAGCATACGTGGTTGTGCTTATTTCGTATGTATCGTCTGAAGCATTAGACAAGTATAATCTATCAACACTACCGTCATCGATACCACCACAACCGTAGATACCACCAGTAGGTGCATAGGAGGATACAAAAGCTAGAGTATCAGGATTCACCTTATACAGTCGGTTAGTGCTACTACCGAAAGTGAATAATTGAGTTCTTGTGCCACCAGCTCCAAACAAATCCGTGTTTTTATTTGGACTCTCATTTATTGTGGCTAAGGTATCAACATTAATCTCACTAAATCTCTCCCAGTGCGAGTGATATAAACGACCTAAGATTCCACCAATACCATTTGGTTGATTACTATGACCGATAGTTCCATTCAAACTCGTTAATGCTAGGGTATCAGGATTTACTTCGTAGCCATCTCTTGTGGTAGAGGATACAGTATATAATCGTCCAGAACTAAAAGCCATCTCAATCCATGTACCATTAACATTGATCCAGATTGATTTACAGGAAGTCCAGGTTCCATTTATCTTGATCCAAGCAGCTTTTAACTTCTGCCAAGCTCCGGAGACTCTAATATGCATAATCAGCCTCCTTAGTATTGTAGATATACATCGCCGTCAGAACCGCCAGATGGATCACCTGTCCCATTAGTGATTTTGACGTGTATATTCCCATCAGCTTCATGATTACCCAATTGATTAATCGCACTTGATCCTATATCATAAGCGCTCTTAACAGCTTTACTCGTTGCCAATGTTAACGAACTTGTTGAAGTAATTGAATCAGATTTATCTAAGTTAAATCCAGATTTCTTAGTGATTACAGGTTCATATATACCACTATGATCATGATCCACCGGACTATACTCCAATGGTACAGCCTCAACTAAATCTCGCAATCCAACTATTTCACTTTCAATCCCCATAACACTAAACTGCAGTGCTGAAAGCGCACCTGCATCAGCATAGGTGTCACTACTTAAAACAGCAGAAACTGAATCAATTCTCTCAACCATAATCACAAATTTTAAAACCAGTTCGACCACTTCAATCCCATCCGGAGGGAGGTAATCTGGTTGGTCACCTGAATTAGTAACCGCAAAAAGAATCTCCCCTTCATCTGGATCCATTGCAAAGAGACCCGTTTCTCGAACGGTTAAAGCCTCAGCAAGTCCAGAATTATTAAGAATTGCAGTAATAGTCGACTCACCGTCTTCAATTTTTGCTGAGCTAATAGGAATGCTTTTCAGCTCATTGACAAGTGCGGTCATGCCCGTCATCGATGCAGGAGCTATACCGTCACCAACTCCAAATCGTGTAAATGATAAAGTCGCACCCGCTTGAGCTTTCTGCTTGAGTGCGACTCCTTTATCAGTTATTTGAAGGTTGTTTTGTCCCATTTAAACCTCCCTTAGTTCAACGGTTCTTATTTTATGTACGACTCCACCAATATAAGTTCCACCTACTGATTTACGTTGAATTTCAAAACTAGTTAGATGAGCAGTTAGTCTTTTAACAGTATCAATTGCTACTCTAATCTCAGAGTATTTGTCTAGCTCAGAAACTCTATCAGTTGTTATCACTTTAAAAGTGCCTCGAGGTTCTTTGGGTTCAAACTCAAACCATTCCTTAACAAAAGACTCATCAAAAGCAGCACTCAAAAGCATATCTACAGCTTCTGGAGTTCCTTTAATTGAATGTATATATCTAGAATCACTAATGAGCTTCCTTTTCTTCTCAATAGGAAGACTTGTCATATAAAAATCAACTGATAAATCCACTGCAATAATATCCAGTGCTTCATGATCCAACTCATCAAGCCTTGAGTAAATCAAAACTAACTGACTCATTTCATTGAGTTCTCGAAACTGTGGTTCTAATGCTGCGCAAAATGCCAATACATCAAGGTTGTCTTTCATGTATGAAGGGAACAGTTTTATCAGTTCTAAATTATCTAAAGTCATACTCATTAGATCAATCCCCCATAGTTTAAGGTCACTGTGCCAACCTTTGCCACTTGTGACTCACTCAACTGAGTAAACACTGGCCAGGTAATATCAATACGATATGCTGAAGCATCCCTCATTCTACCTCTTAACTCATCTGGATTAATGCTTCTCTCAAGTGCATCACATTGCCAAGCCTTATATCCATCAACAACGTCATTCTCAAGACTTGCCCTGATGTCCGTTTCTCTCGAGGCATTTTCCTTGGCAATAAAATACTCAAGTTCAATATTGTAAGAAACTTGAGTAGGTGGTTTAACTGTAACTAGATCACAAAGTGGTCGAATATGCCTTGGTGACAGAGCATCAGTGACACGATCAAGTATGACTTGATCAGGTAACACTCCGTTCTCACATAGAACAATAACATCAACCTCACATGGGTTTGGGGAAACTGCTCGAACATCAACAATCGACACATCTGCTGACATAGCATGAAAAATATATGCCCCCTCAGGACCAGCGGTACTGAACCCCTCAGGTGCAGAAAGTAATCTATCTTTGAACTTCTGATCAGACTCCTCATTGAATCCACCTGACGAAACAGCCATATTCACAATCTGCTTTACAAATGGTAGTGGCTTTACTAGTGATTTAATCTGACCTGCTGTAAGGTCGTTATACTCTGGTCCTGTGTCATATGCAATAAGACTGCAAGCAATAGATTCATCTCCAGCTGGCACAAGTACTGAATCTTTAACAACAAAATATAGTGTTCCATCACCAGTAACTAACTCTCCTGCTTCAACCGGCACATCTACAGACTGAATAGCCGTTAACTCAACGCGACCGGGAACTTCTGCTTTCATTGCAGGGATTCTAGTAACTTTATAAAACTGCCATGCAAGTTCATCTAGTAGCTCTCCATCCGCATACTTGATAAGATTTCTTTTTGCAGTTTCATTTATCTTAGCTTTTAACTGAATAATCACTGGGAGCATAGCAAGTAGCATACTGCGTCTTTCATCACCTGGATAAAGGGTTATGCCACGGTTGTTTTCAAAATCAGCTAACATTTTCTCAAAGGTAGCTGCAGAATCGATATCAAAAAAGTTAAACTCACTCATACATCTACCTCTACTTTCATTATTAGATTTCCACTTGCATCAATAGCATTTACAACCACACTCAGAACAGTTGCCCGAGGTTCTTTTCTGCTGATAAGTTCAGAAACAAGATTGAGCAGAACAGCAGATAATCCTTCACCTGATTCATCTGGTAAATCTGCACTGAGTCCAAGTGTTCTATCATATGGCACATCATACCGAACTGTTTGCAAAAGATTTCTTACATTTTGTATGATGCGTTCCTTACCCACAGCATTCCAGTCAATTTCAGGTGGATCAATTGTGTTAATTTCAATAACCATATCGTCTCCTATAACATTGATCTAGTCATCGGCCCGTTTTTTAGTGCAGCTTCCGCATTAGGATTTGAACGTTTTTCATCAAGCTTATCGACATAATGAAATTTATCGGATATAACATTATCCAAATTGAAGTTCATACCGTTTGATGAAGGATCCTTTGCGGATCCCTTTTTATAAAACTCCTCAAACGTCAACGAGACCTCAGCAGATATTAATGTAGTACCAAGCATTTTGATTTTACTTTTACTCACATTAACAAGAAGAAAGTTGTTATTCCCTTCTTTCACACCTCCAATGGTGAGGGGCAGTGGTTTAGCATCTTCTAACATCGACTCGAATGATTTTATTTCAGCAGCAACATCCACACCTAACACTCGTTTAAGCTTGATAACAAAATTGAGTTGTCTAAGCCCTGCACCTTTTATATAAGTTGAAGGTTTGCCACTAACATTGTCTTGGACTTGTCGCTTAAGCTCTAGAGAGCCATCCATCGATTCAGGTACCAGAGTTCGATTAACACTCCCCGAAAACACTTTAGTACCAAATGCAGCTACTTGCATTATGCCCCACCTCCTACTTTTCCAATGATCACACCATTACTAATACTCCCAAAGAACTGGACAACAACATCTGTGTTTACTTCTATTAGAAACTGAATGTCCATGTCTTCAGGAATACTAAAAAATGGTTGCAAAACTGGTAAATAAGGAGAAACAGCATCATCAAGCAGTGGAAGGGTAACTTTTCCTACTCTTTTATCTAAATCAACTTCAGTTACTTTAGCTCTGTGCATGCCATTAAGAACCATGCTACTCACCTCGTTTACGTCTAAAACTTATATATGAAGCACCATCTTGATAGTCATGTACGACACTTTTAATAAAATGGACACCATCAGCTAATCCAAAATTCTCAAGTTCAATCATTTGTCCCGATGTCAGAGACTTATTCAATTCGACTGCAATATATCCTTTTTTACTGTCGCAATTCCAGTTATTGAGATGGTTCACTGCATATCTATATGCTTCTGCCTGACTGGAAACAACCTCATCAATTTTGAGGATTCCACCAGGTACATCTGCATAAGCTTCTGCTCTATGGTAAGCTCCATTTGAGGTTGCATGCCTAACGATACAAAGTGATTTTGTTTCTGCATCTTCGAAGTACTCTGGTTCACCTAACACTTCATCCCTTTGTATCTTTAAAACTGGTTTCGAGTTTTCTCGAGACTTCACATCGTAAATGATTGCTTTTCCATCATAAACTTTTAATGAATATCCTTCACGTATGCAGAGTCTATTCAAACACTCTAACGATGTTTCATCGGACTGTATCACAGACTCATACAGGTAATCTTCAATATCATAAAATTCAACTTGTAGTCCAACTGATTCAGCTAGATTTTTAGCAAGGAGCTTAAACCTTATATGCTCCCAACTTTTGAACACGTTCGTTTTGTTCTGAGGTGTTGATCTAGCACCTACAACAAACATGCCCGAGGACTGTTCTCTTTGATCAAGATACATCTTACCTGTATTCAATTTCTCATCAATAAACTGAATAACCTGCCCCCTTTTTGGTCTCCACTTCTCCCATAATCTTTCTGTATCATCAAAAATTAGATCAATAGTATCAGCAGAACCACCTGCATTGTCTGAGTAAACAACACCAGCAGATGTGATTCTAGGTGTAATATCTACGTCATCAATAATAATCTGCATAAGCACCTCATTTACGTTTGTCTCCATGGTGGCAGTTTGGATTGATCAACTGTGTTAACTATAGGTATATACAGCTCAACACCAGCATCAAAGACCAATGTTCCAACACTTAAAGGATTTGCTTTAATAATCAGATCCGCTTTAAATTCATCAGTATAAAAATCAAGGGCGATACTATCATACGTATCGCCCTGCAGAGTGACATATTTATAATACAACTGATTATCCATCACTAAATGCCACCCTTCTTCTTTGCTTCCTATCTCGACGAGTAAACTTCTTAAACTCCTCGAAATTATCTTTGAGTACTCTATCGACTTTACTAGGTTCTCCACCTTGGATTACCGGACTATAATGATAATGAAGTTCTTCGACTGTTCCACCTTTAGGAGATGACACCCCAAGCATTTGAGCCGTTTGATTTAATAAGTCTAAACTTCGTCTGTTTCCTCGTTTAAGCGGAATCGCCATTTCAGGTCCCGCTTCACCAAAGATGGATGGTCCAGTGGCAACGCCACCTAGTGCGAATG